TAGATCGCTCGTCGGCAGCGTCAGATGTGTATAAGAGACAGGTTCGTGACCGCTGCGCCGATTTGTCTGCCAAGAATTTTACACCATGACAACTCATAACTGCTTGTCCATCCGCTGTCATCGTATGCTGGATGATGCAGAGATCCGGAAGAGAAACTGTCACCGATCACTCCAATGCTTTTGAACATTGACATATTGACGTAAGATATCAGTGTGTTTCTCTTTTCATCAGAAATGTAACGCTCCGATATAGTCTTTTGACTGATCAAAACCTTAATGCTTACAAAGCGACCGTCTGCTGTGCTGACATCGTCGCCGTTTCTACAAATAACTGTACATCTGAATGAATCTGCCGTGCCGACATCCAGCATTCCGCTTCCGGTCAATCTGATATTGCTGCTCAACACAGTCGATCCGTTCAAAAGCACAATCCGCAGATACAAGCGCGAATCATCCAAGTTGTTGTAGTATAATTTTGCCGCGTTTGTCGGTATCGCTATTTTTTTTGTACGGATGTACTTTTTCGATGTGCTGTTACTGTCACTGCCGTTTGATCCGACATTACCCATCTCGAATGGTAACAGAATTGGATCGTGTTGCTGTAAGATTTCATCTAATCTATCAATCTTTTCGCCTAATTCATCGGTTAGTTTTTCTCTCCCGATCGATTTGTTCTGCACAGATGTCGTCCATTCCGGGTGTGCTGTAAGCTCCGCCTGCACGAACGCCTGGATCTGTGCGATGATCGTGCAAACGCTCTGAGACGTGAAGGCGCTGTACGGATCCGCCGCCGCTTCGTGGATCTGCAGTTCCGCGCAGTACGATGAAATCAGCTCGTCGTTTGTCCCGATATAAAGCTCGATCAGACCGGTGCCCGCGATCATCGAAAGCGACGGTGCAAGCCCGATCTCAATTCCGCTGCTTAGTAAGCTCACCGCATTTTCGGATGACACGACGATGTTCGAGCCGGTTGCCGGTGTTCCTTTCGTGATCGAAATGCCGAAATCGTCTAAATCGACAGCGGATCCGTCCTTGCTCCATCCGGACGCCGTTTTTGTGAAGGTCGCTCCGGTGATCCCCTGCGCGGTCCATTTCACCGGATCCACAGAGACCAGGACGCCGATCGGCGCGCTTGCGTTGATGATCTTATCGTACAGAACTTTCGATCCGTCAGGCAGCCGAGCGCCTACCATGAAAACCGGATTGTCCGGCAGCGTAAACGAAGATCCGCCGTCCGTGACAGGGATCTTTATGTAGCGCGTGTTCGCGTCGTACTGTTTCAGATGCACGACTTCCGGAAATCCCGGAATCTGCAAATCTGATGATATCGCTTTCGTAGATTTCATGTGTCACTCTCCTATATCAGCGCCAAAAGCGCGGTTAATTGGGCTTCCGTGAGCGCCGTTGTTCCGATCACAATTCCCTCGTGGAATACCATGATCTTGAACTCGTGATCTTTCCCGTCATCCGGATTCGTGTTGTGCAGCGAGATCGTCTTCTTTCGTGCCGAGATGTGAACGATTCGGTTTCCGGTCGCAGCGACCTTGCTCTCGAAAGATACCGAATTGAATGCATCCGACACAATGGTTTTGACGAGGTATGTCGCGTTCGGATCCGTGTCTGTGATCGTATACGTTGCTGATCCGCTGTATGCGTTCGGTGTGATCTCCGGGATCTCCGTGTAATACTGCTCGGTCGTTTTTTTGTAATGGATCTCGATCTTCTTGTCGTTGTGATCGCCGCACGGCGAGATCCCGTGCGTATACTCGACGATGATGCTTGAAGGCGTGGCTGCCGCCCGCGACGCTCTATGCGTGACGGTAGGCGTCGCATATGCATACACGTTGTAAGTTCCGGTATACGTCGCGGTCCGCCCGCGGCTGTCCGTGATCGTGACCGAGAACGACAGCGTCCCATAATTCGATATCTCATTCGTGACCGCATTGTTTGCGGTGAGCGTTTGCCCGTTGATCGTGATTGAGATCGAAGATACCGTCGCGCCTTGTGCATTTGAAGTGTCGTACGTTGCCGTTACTCTGACCTTCGAGTGACCTTGCACAAATCCGCCGAATTTTGCATCGATTCCGGAAACGGTCTCGGAAAGCGTGACCGCAGATATTCCGCATTTGACCGAATCCGGGATGCTGAGCGTGATCGAAACGGTTTTTGTCCCGATCAGCGTCGAGCCGTCGAACGTCTTGCAGGTGATAGTGCAGGTACCGCTTGTTGCGTTCGGGAATTGCGCGGCAAGCGAAAGCGGCGGCGTCCACGAATATGACGTATCGACGTTCGTCGCAATCGTTCCGGTGCTGTTGCCGAAAGAATACTCGAGTTTGTGCTTGTAGGTGTTGACGTATCGAGAGATGTTGATCGTCAGTGCCGTCCCGAGCGTACCGTTTGATGCCGAGACTTCCGATGTTGCAGGCGTCCACACGGCATATAATGTGACCGTCGTATAGAGCGCGTAGGTCTCTCCCGGTAAATATGTGGCTGTCGTAGCGTCCGATGTTTTCGCCCAACCAAGGAAATTATACCCGGATCGTGTTGGAGTTGTGCTCGGCAGCGTAACAGAATACCCTTGCCAGTGCGAAATCGTGGACGGAGCACCACTGCCGCCGTTCGCATTGAAATAAACATAAGCGTTGACGTGCTTCCATACCGCATACAGTATTGTTGTGTGCGTTGTGGTTTCTCCATAAGTCGCATCGTAGAAAGTATACGAATATGTTCCTCCCGCACTATATGATGCAGCCGTTGCTGACGCACTCGTAGCCCACCCTAAAAATTCGTAACCGCTACGGGTCGGAACGGAGCTCGGAAGATTTACGCTTATTGTATACGGAATATAATCAGACGATTTTCCTGATGATAATCCAACATTCGGGCCGCCCGTTCCTCCGTTCGTGTTGAATGTGATATTTAATCTAAAATTATATAATTGAGCAATAGCTGGCATGTATTACACATTCTCCTTTTTATGCTCATCTTACGCAATGTAATCGATCACAAAATCGTCATTTTCGAGCACTCCGATAAACCAATGCCCGATGGATGCCGATTCAGAAACGGACAGCTTTTTGACGTGCAATTCTTCGCTCGTAAAATACGCGAAAGCATTTCCGAGATCCGTCGTGTCGTCCTGTCCGCTGAAAAAGAAAACGGCGTCGTTCATCAGCTTCAGCTTGATCAGGTTGCCGAGGATGCCGATGACGATCGTACCGTCTATGAATCGGATATAACGCTCGATTGTCTCAAATTTACCATTTGATTCGTCTGCGGCGTCCTGAAGCGCGCTTTGTACGCGCTCGACGAACGCCCACGTCGCGCTGTTCGCGTCCATCGTCTCGGTCAGAGCTTTGTCGAGATTTGACACGACCGCCATGATCGAATCGGTTGCAAGCTGCAGCTGCGTTGCGGCTCCCGCGGCGGTGTCTGTGATCGATACGCGCAGCGTGTCGATCGTTTCTTCGAGCTCTTTTTTGATGTCGTGCGCGTACAGGATCATCTCTGCACGTTCTTGATCCATCGATGTGTTGATTCCGACGATGGTGCTTGCGAGAGAAGATTTCGCATTACCGAGCTCGATCTCGGCGTATCGTTCCTTCAGCACGTCGAACCGCGTTTTGATGACCTTTGCCGTCGCTTCGACGCCGAGCGCGTCATAATACACCTGCACCGTGTCGCAAAGATGCACGGCGTCCAAAAGGCGCGGATTCTGCGCATACGTCACTTTCGTATGAATGCTCGGCACACCGATTCCGTTGTCGAGCATGTATTGCGTTGCGCGTGCTCTCAGCTGCGCTTCTGTCGGCTTTTCGTCAAACTGATCGGACAGATCGAGAATGTAGATCTTTTCATAGTCGAAGCTGCCCGCGGCATTTATCGTCCGCTCCGGTAGCTCGATATAATCTCCGTCCTGGTTCTTCCAATATGGATAGACGCCTGTGTAGACGGCGGATCCATCCCGCTCCTGTTCGAGCGACGTCATATTTTTACCGTACCGAATCGAAAAGCCGCGGTCGGCTCCGCGCGCCTGCAGAAGCTCGACCTCGTATTTCCCCCACCGGTATTCGCCTCCGTAGCAGTCAAGCAAGCTTCCCTTGATTCCACCGAGGAGCGAGCGGAATGAATGCGGGACATCCGGATCCATTCTTCCGGTCACGGATTTGTTTGTCGTCAGTGTAATAGGTGTGGAGCGCAGCTTCCCGTCGTTGATAGCGGTTACTGCAGCCGCAAGGTTTTCGGCGGCAAATGGCAAAACCGGGACGCCCGATAGATCGTACGACCAGTGTACTGCGTGGATCTTCGCAACGGTCTTTCCTCCGCTGAAGGACGGTATCACCCGCGTAATGCGAAACGGCTGCGGTTCCTGTTCGAGATTCGGCTTCGCGAGGATGATACGACGGAGGTCGATTTGCCTGAACCACCTGCCCGTGATCGGGTATTCTGCGTCCAAAACAAACTGTCCGTTCCGTTCTTCCTCTACAAAACAGGATTCGCAATCAGTCAGAACACCAAGACCGTTTGTGTCAAAATCGGTCTCGGTGCTTTTATACAGTACCGGTCTCATATATTCCACCAATTCGGGACGACTGCAACGCCTGTGACGCCGCCCGTCCATGATATAATGCTTTTCCCTTCCGGGAGCTGCGGGAACGCATCAGACGCGACGTGGATGTGTTCATTTGCGCTCTGCGTCTCTGCAGCGTCAGAAAAGGCGTTTGCGTCATCGCAGTCAACATACATCACGCCGTCGAAAGTATCCTTGATTTCGATCTCTCGCGCGCCCACAGTGACCGATCCGGCACCTGCGCCGCTGATGATCAGGAGCGGATTCGCTACATACGGCGACGGATTATATAATGCGCCGCCGTTTGTCATGACGATCCGCTTCTCTCCGGATTTCCAGAATCGGCGCGGATCGCAGTCGAACTCAATCTTGCACTTGCCGAAATTGTTGAAGTGATTTTCGATGTCAAGCGGACCGGAAAAGAACGCTTTGCGATAGACGTCCGGAAAGTAGTTGTCTTCAAGCCGCACATAATCCCGCGCTGACATGAGCCAGGCGACCGCCCGCGCGGTGATCTCCGGCAGACGATGCTTTGCTGAGATATAAACCTTGTACAGCTGCGTGACGTTTTCGAATGCGTCTTGCGTATAGAGGATGTCGCGGGAGGATCCCGCGACCGATTCCTTTTCCATTTTACGCTTCGCTACCACGCGCTTCGGGTACTCCTCGACGATCACTTGCATATCGTCGCTCTTGATGCCGTTATACCAGAAGCTCATGCGTAAACCTCCTCCATGTTGCGGACCTCGTCATAGAGCATACTCTTGACTTCCTCCGCGATGGCGCGTGCACTCGTGCCGTCCCTTGCTGTGATCTCGAATTTAACGCCGCCGAGATTGACCGTCTTTGTGACGTTGTTCGACGGTGCTGCCGCCATCGGCGAGATCGTCGCAAGCTGCATCGAGTCGTCGATCAGACCGCGAACGTCAAACGACCGCTGAATCTGATCCGTGATCAGATACTCGTTTTCCTTGATGCCCTTCGTAAAGAGCTCCATCATATCCGGCGCGAAGGTGTGGAAATTCGACAGCGGGCCCTTCTTCGGCTCGGAGAAGCCGAGGAAGTCAGCGATGCCGCCCGCGATTCCTTTTATGCCGTCCCAGAACCAAGACAAGCTGGATTGAATTCCGTTCCAAAAATTCTGGATCAGGTCTTTACCCCATGTCACGGCTGCACTGATTGCACCCTTCAGACCGTCGCCGACCTTGTTGATGATATCTCTGCCCCAATTCGTGACCGACGACCACAGAGATGATATCCCGGATCCCACCTTGTTGACGACATCTTTGCCCCAATTCGTGACCGTCGTCCATAGTGACGAGATCCCGGATCCGATCTTGTTCACGACGTCCTTTCCCCAATTCTTTACCGTCGACCACAGAGACGAGATCCCGGATCCGATTTTGTTGACGACGTCTTTGCCCCAATTCGTAACCGTCGACCACAGCTGAGCGATCCCGCGCCCGATCGTTTGTACGATCTCCTTTCCGGCCTCCCATAGGTGTGATAAGACCGTGCCGATGCCCTCGATCAATTTTTCGACCAGGGTGACCGCCGCAGATAAAAGCTTCGGGGCATTTTCGACCAAAGCTGTCACCAAATTTTCGATGATGACCGGGGCCTGATCGATGATTAGGGGCAGGGCTGCGAGGATGCCGTCGACCAGACCGAATATGAGCGAAATCGCCGCATCGACCATCTTGCCCATGTTCGCCGGATCTGTGATCGCTGTGACCAGCGTTAAGATCAGCGTGACCGCCGTTTCGATGAGCATCGGGGCATTCTCGCCGAGAAAGCTCACAAATTTCGTCACGAGCTCGACTGCAGCGTTGACCAAATTCGTGATGTTCTCCGCCGTCAAGAGCGAATCGCACAATGTCGTGATCAGCGCGAGCGCGCCGTCGAGCATGGCCCCGCTGTTTTCTACGAAAAATCCGACGAGCTGGCTTATGATGTCGCCCGCCGCTGTGAAAAGGATCTCCGCGTTTTCGATCAGACTCGATCCGAGGATTTCGAGAATCGACATGACCGTTTCGATCAGCATCGGCAGGTTGTCGCTGATGACCTGGCAAACCATAGAAATTAGCGACGGAAGGACGGCAAGAATGCCCTGCACCAATGAGCTCGCCGCCGAGACGAGCTGCGGCAAAAGCGTGCTCACAAGCTTCGGAATTTCTCTTGAAATGATCGGTGCAAGCTTTGCAATCAGTGTTCCGATGCCCGCGAGAGCTGTGCTGAACCGCGGTGCGATATTGTCGACCGCGGTGATGACCGAATCCGCAAAATCGTTCACGAGCTGATCGAAATCTGCGTTGTCGTCAGCGATGCCGACCAGAAGGTTTTGGTACGATGCCTTCATTGCCGCGACGGATCCGCTGATCGTGGACGCCGCTTCATTCGCCGTCGTGCCGGTTACGCCGAGCTCTTCCTGGATCACATGCAGCGCCGAATAGACATCCGAAAGATTGTTGATGTCATACTTGACGCCGGAGATCTTTTCGGCGTCCGCAAGCAGACGCTCCATCTCGCTTTTTGTGCCGCCGTATCCGAGCTTCAGGTTGTCGAGCATGTTATACTGCCCTTTTGCGAAGCCCTGATATGCGTTGATGACCGATTGCTGATCGGATCCAAACTTGTTCCAATTGTCGGACATGTCGCGCATCGCCATGTCTGCAACGGCTGCCGCCTGTTCGGTGTTCCCGCCGACCGACGAGATCAGAGACGCGGAAAAGCTCGTCACATTCTCCATGTACTCGTTCATGGACATGCCGGTTGTTTTCCATGCTTCCCGTGCGTTTGCCTGTACGAGCTCTTGCGCAGTGGTAAGAGATTGGTATTTTTCGGACGCTTCATCAACGGCCATGCCGACCGAATCTGCGTATTGCTGCAGCGATTTGCCGCCCGCGCCGAAGAGCGTTTCGACGCCGCCGACAAGCTGCTCATAGCTTGCGTATGCTTCAACCGCCTGCTTTGCAAGCGCTGCCGCGCCGGCCGCGCCGGCTGCCAGCATAGCGCCTGCCGCCTTTGCCGTATAGCCGACGAGTTTGCCGGTCGCCTTTACTGCGGATCCCGCAACATTCAGAAGCTCCTTTGCAAATTCTTTCGCCTTTTCTTTGGCTTCCGAATTGCCCTTTTTGTTTTCCTTCAGCTCATTGTTGAGCGTATTGAGCTTCGCCTTGCTGCTATTGACGGCCGCCTGCGTCTCGTTCAGCGCGTTCTTCTGCTTGCGGTATTCCTCTGCCGCCTTCTGCGCTTCCTCGGAGTTCTCGCCGAACGTCTTTGACAGCTGATCATAATTGCTTTTCGCTTTATCGACTGCCGATTTCTGATCATTCAGCGCGGAGGACAGCTCTTTGTATTTATCCTTTTCAAGAGCGATCTCTTTCTTCAGATTGCTCGCTTCGGTCCTCGTCTTCTTGTGCTCCGACGCATTTGATCTCAGTTTACTGTTCGCAAGTTCGATCTCTGATGCGACAAGCTTCTCCTGGCTGTCAAGATCTGTCAGCGCGTCCGCGTGCTGTTTTTGCGCGTCGGCAGCTTCCTTCGATGCGTCGTCGACAAGCTTTAGTCCGGACTCGTATCGTTCCTGAGCGTCCGCCGCTTCCTTCGCGCCGCCCGTGATCCCGTCATATTCGGCGGTCATCGTGGCGATCGTCGCGGCTGTTTTATTCGTCTCGGTTTCGTTTTTGGTGATCGCCGAAGACAGCGAATCAACCTTTGCCTGCGCTTTCGCCGCCTCAATGGATTCCGAGCCGAACTCTGCCGACGCCGCTTCAAGGGCTGCCTGCGCTGCTCCGAGTTTTTGCGTGAGCAGATCATGCTGACCGCCGAGAAGTTCAAGCTTTGCCTTTTGGTTCTCGATCTGTCGTGTCAGGACGTCCGCCTTCGCTGTTGCTGCCGCCTGGGCATCGGAAGATCCCTGCATTTCTGCAGCGACTCGTTTCATCTCGGAGCTGAGAAGAGCTGCTTCCGCTTTGATCCCGCTTAATGCTTTTTTGTATTCTTTTTCGCCTTTGAGCTCAATTCTCGGCCCGATGCTTTCCATTGCCGTCTTCCTTTCTGACGTCAGCGCAGACGCCAAAATTCGTCATAATCAGTGACCGGTGGTGTGACCGGCTCCATCGTCCCGTTATAAATGCCGTGACACGCATACATGGATAAAATATCCACGATGCGTGTCACCATCACTTCTTCATACGGGATCCGAAGGATCACTTGCCCGATGTATCGGTACCAGCTTTCGCACCACCGGATGTCGATTTTTTTACTTTCTTACCGTTACCGGGAGCGTTCTTCGCCTCGATCTCCGGCTTCAGATGCAGCTCTTTTCTTGTTTCCTCGATAACCGCCGCCATCGTCTCGTCATCGAGTGTGTAAAGAAATTCGTCGCGCGTCAGTGGGTTCGGTGCATAGCCGTGATCCCGGACTTTGCGGAATCGTTCTTCACCGTCCGAAAGGACTTCCGCTGTGATCGCCGCAAATTCGAGGGCTTCTGCTTCGTCGAGCTTGTCCTTCTGCAGGTCCTTTCCGATGCGTTTTGCAAATTTATCCCGTTCAGCTTTTAATCTTGCCTGTGCATACGGATTATTGCGAAATCCGACGTCTCTACCGTTGATGATCATTTCAATGTCCTCCTATACTCGAATAGCCGCCCGCACGGATGACACATCATCCATGCGGGCGTTTTGTTGGTTCTTATGCGATGTTCAGGATCGCCTTGACGACGTCGATCGCGTCCGTAAGCGAGGAAAGCTCCTCGGATTCGTCTTTCCAGTTGTCAATGGACGTACCGTCTCTAAATACGTTCATTTCCATCTCCTCGCTCTGCCAGTTGATAGACTCTTCGCGAGTTTCCGCGCTGTCGCCCGGCGTTTTGAACTTGATTCGGCGAAGAACCTTTGCAATGTAGAACTTGTTCCCGGCCGACTGGTACTCCTCGACAAAGCCGATCCCCATCTCCGGTACGCTCTGCGTGTTGGCGTACTGCGTGATGTTCACCGTTTTTGCAGATGCTCCCGATCCGATCGATACTTCTCGCGTGCTGCTCAGACCGAGAACCAGTTTGCGAACCTCGGTCCACGCGCCGTCGACGGTCACCTTTGCGGTACCGGACAGGAAAACCGGATCGTCGCCTTCTGCAAGCCCGTTGTCGGCGTAGTACTTGCCATCCGCGACGGTTGCAGACACTTCGATTTTCTTTGCTCTGCCGAGCCGGACGCCCTGAGAATAGGTCACAGTGTCGGCGCTACGACTGAAAAGAGCAACGAACACATGAGAAAAACCGGTGCGAACTCTGCCTTCTGCCGGTCTCGTAGGATTACTCATTTTTGCATTCTTCCTTTCTGTTTTTCTTCGAATTTCTTTGCCATCGCGTCGATGGCTGCTTGCCTTACTCTGCGTACTGCCGGTCGGACGATCGGCGTCTTTGCACGGAACGATGTTCCTGATTCGACGGCGCGCGCGACAAGCGCGTTCGGCTCTCCGTTTGGATGCGCTTTTGTCGCGTGGCTGTTATAGCCGGAGAAGCCGATGCGCGTATTCACGGATCCGTCCTCCTCGCGGTGCTTTGCGACGCCGAGCCCGTTCAGGAGCCCTTCCTTCTGCGCGGACGTGAGCGTGCTGACTCTCGTTGTTCTGCCGCTTTCGCCTTTCCACGGTTGATCGTTTACCGGTATCTTTCCGATTTCCTCGCGTACAGCGTCCGCCAGAATGCCCGCGCCTTCGTACAGTGCTTCGTGCATGTCCTCTATGATCTCATCCTCGTCGATGTCGAACGCGAAGATGTCACTGCTGATTTTCATCGTTGCCATCTCGCACGCTCCATGTCCACTCGTGGTGTATCAGCCCGCTTTCCGGCTCTTTCGTCCCGGCAAGCGTTTTCTGATACGGGATCCCTGCCGCTTCGAAAGCGTCCTCGATCTGGTCCGCCCACGGATCGAACTCTGTTTTTGTATACAGATCCGTCGATCCGTGGACCGTCTTCTCCGTGTGCTGCCCGTTGTCGTTCACATAGTCGGTTCTGCCTTCTTCTTGCCAGACGAAATACCGGCTACCTTTCAGCCGCTCGTAGTGGCTGACGTTGTTCGTGACCTGCGTGTGCGCGGCGATGATTTTTTCATACCATCTTGACACGGTTAATCGGCCTCCTGTTCCTCGGTTTGATCTTCCGCCTGCGAGTATTCGGTCAGTGTCAGATCGAGAGACGCCGGGTGACAATCCGTGATCAGCTGCACGCGGGCGACGTCGTATTTCGTTCCGTCTTCGAGCTCCGCCGTCATCTTTGTATCGATGCCGGGACGACGCTGCACCCGGATCACTTTCTCGATTTTGATCTGCGCTTGCGCGGCTTGATAAAACTGCGACGAGCCGACCGAGCGGTTTTCATAATCGAGCTGCACGACAAGCGTTTCGTGCCGGACCGGCATGCGACCGGTTTCCGCGGTGTCCTGTACGGAGTAGAGCTTCACGATCCCGTCGTTGTACGTCTGCGAGATCTGTTTGTCACTCCTCGGATGAAACGGAGTTTTGCG